GCCAGACGCTTGAGTTCGATCACGTTGTTGTCTGTGTCTTGCTCCGGCGACTCCGGCAATTGTTTATCACCAGTCACTGCCGTGACCGATTCTGCCACCACCCTACGGGGGGAGGTTTTACGGTCTTCCAGCACCGCTGGTAGATACTTCTCAAATGCGCCTTTCAACCGCGAGGTCTGGACGCTTTCCAACAGACCGCGCATGACTTCGGCCTTGTCCCGGTTTAGGGGTGCAAGTAGTTCGGTCATGGTCTGTGCACGTTCGTTATTTTCACGAATCATGCTCAGTTCACGGTTTTTGTTCTCAACAAGCACGCGAGCGCGTTCGCTGAGTTCAATGGCTTCACGCAGTTTCTTGTCTTTGTCAGCTACCAGCTGATTCAAGTGTCGCACCTCGGCCTTTTCGTTGAGATGCGTGGCACCAAATTCTGCTGCATAGGCTTCAAAAATCCTGCGTCCAAAATTGTTCTCGCGAGCAATTCGGATATCTTCCTGCAGTTGTGACAGTTCGCTACGTAGATGCTGGCTCACAGCCTGGCTCATCTTGGCCGCGCTTTCTTTAACAAAGCGGGTCTTGAGAGCTTCCAGTTTGCCCCGTGCTTCACGGACCAGACGCACCTTGGTTTCCACCACGTCGCGTTTGTCCTGAGCAAACTCTGTGATCTCACGTGCCAGTGCGGCCACGATGAAGTTTTCCAGTTTGGCTAGACCTTCATTGTGGATCTTGCGATCACGGCGCAGTTCAGTGATTTCTTCGGCCAATTTCTTGGTGAGGAAGCCATTGAATTTTGTGGCCGATTCCTGCATTTTGCGCTGGAACTTCACGCGATCTTCGGCCAGGGCCTGCTTTTCAGCTGCCTGGGCCTGGATCTCGGCGGTGAGACCTTCTGTTACCATGCGATCTAGGGCTTCTACCATCACAGTCTTGTCATGCTCATAGCGTTGTGCGAATTCCTCGCGGAGTTCCACACGTACTTGTTCACGGGTCTCATTGAGCTTGGTTTCCCAGGCTTCATTGATCTCCTTTCCCATTTCTTCGGTGATCAAGTTGCTGTCAAGCAATGGTTTCAGTTGCTCAAACATGCTTGGTTTCTCCTTAGATTTTGAGATCCCGGATCAGGCGTTTCACTTCCTGAGCCAGATATCTCTGTACCTTGTCGCCTTCACCAGCTTCACGAGCCATTTCAATCAGCCTGTGACCGTTGCGCATATTCATGAGGCCTTCATAGATGGCCTGTGGATAAGCGTTGGGTGCGCTGGGTTGTGCGACTACATCAATAGTGACGATTTCAAAGTCACTAACATGTCCTGTACGGTCGTCAACATTGCCGCTGCCGCGGCTGCTGACGCCCAGTTTGACTCCGCTTTCCAGCAGAGTCTTGATCAATTGACCCATGGGCGTGGGCAGGATCTTGAGCTTGCCGCAACCGGCATGCCCGTCCATCCACATTTCCTCTACCGAGTGACACACACGATCCAGATTGATCTTGAGATCATCGGGGTGGTCTACCTCGCCCAGTACCGAATTGCCATTGCGGATCTGCTCGTTGATGGTGTTTACGGCCTTGGTAATCTCGTGACGCGGATATATGCGCTCGTTGGCGTTTCTTTTGTCGCCTTCGATACAGATGCCCTTGAGATAGAGATTCTTACCTTTACCACTCGCATCATCCTCGGTTATGACTTCGATGCGAGCTTGATTAAAGGTAAGATTTTCTCTTAGATAGCGTGATGCCATCATCTAATCAGCCCTTGCGACCCGGTAGTGGGCTCTTGGTGTTTACACCCGAAGCCTGCGCGGTGACTGGTTTGTTGGCAGCTTTGGGAGCAGCCATGTCTTTACCAGGCTGATTCTGCACACCCGAGATCAAGTCCTTGGCATCCGGGGCCTTGCGACCTTTTTCGTCTGCGGTATCAGTCTTGACTGGAGCACCTTGCATACCAGCTTTGCCGCTGTTGTAGGCCACGGGACCTGACTTGCCATTGCCTTCTTCGCTGGTGGTAACTTTGGGTTTCACCTGCTTGAGGCTGATGGCTTCGGCCATGGGTTCCATTTCAGCAGTGTCGTCTGTGGCAATAGCATCGCCACCTTCGTCGGCACCAAAACCATCGCCATCACCCATTTCTTCGCCGGCACCTTCGTCGCCCATCATGCGATCAAAGTCGGCCAGGAGTTCGTCTAGCTTGTCTTCAAGATCACGCATGTCATCTTTGGTAGCAGGCTCAGTTCCGCTTGCTTCTGCATGATCTGCATGATCTGCGTCGGTAGCTTCGCTGTCTTCCATGTCTGCTGCATCATCTTCCATGTTGATGTCGCTTTCTTCGTCCATCTCAACGTCATCGATCAGGCTATCAGCAGCATCACCGCCCATGGCAGCTTCTTCCACTTCTTCTTCCGCAGCTTCGTCTAGTTCTTCTTCTGCGGCCTCATCCAGTTCTTCTTCCGCAGCTTCGTCTAGTTCTTCTTCTGCGGCCTCATCCAGTTCTTCTTCTTTGGCTTCTTCTTGCATGAGGTTTTCATAGATTTCGCGACTCTTTTCTACCACGATTTCATGGAAAAGCTCGCGAGCTTTGGCTTCTTCATCATTGATCACGTATTCGATC